AAGGTTTTCCAGTTGCAGAAGGTCTATCTGTCAGGCCCGTCGAGTTACGCCCGGCCCATCACCAAGCCGGTGGCGGGGACCGTGAAGGTCGCTGTCGCAGGCCTTCCCAAGGTCGAAGGCGCGGAGTTCACCTATGACGTGGTGACCGGGCTCGTGACCTTTGCCGTCGCACCGGACATCGACGCGCTGGTGACGGCGGGGTTCGAGTTCGACGTGCCGGTGCGGTTTGACACCGACCGGATTGCGGTGTCGGTGGCGTCCTTCCAGGCGGGGGAAGTTCCGGATGTGCCCGTGGCGGAGGTGCGGATGTGATGAGCGCAAGGCAAGATCTTCTGACGCATCTGGCGACCGGCACGACGACCATCTGCCAATGCTGGGACGTGACGCGGGTCGATGGGGTGGTGCTGGGCTTCACCGATCACGATCGGGATTTGACGTTTGACGGCGTAACCTACCGCGCGGCCTCCGGTCTGACGGCCAAAGCGTTGCAGACAGGCACTGGCTTGTCGGCGAACAACAGCGAAGCGATGGGGGCGCTGTCGAGCGCGTCGATCAACGAGACGGACATTGCGGCGGGACGGTTTGACGGCGCGGAGATCACGGCCTGGATGGTGAACTGGGCAAATGTGGGCGCCCGGATGGTGCTGTTTCGGGGGGCTTTTGGTGAGGTGACGCGACAGGCTGGGGCGTTCAACGTTGAATTGCGTGGGCTGACGGATGCGCTGAACCAGATGGGCGGAAAGGTCTATGTAAAGACCTGCACGGCAGTTCTGGGGGACGGGATATGTCAATTCAACCTTGGGCTGGCGGGGTATCGGTTCGACGTGCCGCTGGTCGGGCGTGATGCGCTGGGTCGGTATCTGTTCGGTGCCTTGACGGGCGCGGTGGATGGCTGGCTGGAGCGCGGGCGCTGTACGGTACAAGCCGGTGCCGGCGCAGGGCAGGTGGGGATCGTGAAGTTCGATCAGACCATTGACGGGCAGCGGACGGTGGAGCTGTGGTCGCGTTTCGCGATCGAACCGGGGGTGGGCGATGTGCTGCGTCTGGAGGCGGGCTGCGACAAGCTGAACACGACCTGTCAGACGAAGTTCAGCAACTTCCTGAACTTCCGGGGCTTTCCGCAACTGCCCGGAGAAGATTGGCTGACGTCTCACCCCGTTTCTGGCACCGTCAACAACGGCGGGAGTCTGGTGAAATGACCAGCGGCGAGCGGGCGGCGCTTGAGGCGCGCCTGTGGCTTGGAACGCCCTATCGGCATCAGGCGAGCCTGAAGGGCGCCGGGGCGGATTGCCTTGGGCTGCTGCGAGGGGTCTGGCGTGCGGTTTACGGAGCGGAGCCGATGGCTGTCGTTCCGTATACTGCCGATTGGTCGGAAGCCTCTGGGAGGGAAGAATTGTTGGACGCGGCAAAGCAGGTATTGATGCCTGCCGGGCCCGGGTTTGCCGTCGGTGACGTTCTGGTGTTTCGAATGCGCGTGCAGGGGGTGGCAAAGCACCTCGGCATCGTCTCGGACGGCGGCGCCTCGCCCCGCTTCATTCATGCCTATTCGGGGCACGGCGTCGTTGACGTGGCGCTGACCGCCCCCTGGCAGCGCCGGATCGCGGCGCGCCTGACTTTTCCTTGAGGAGCTCGGCTCATGGCGACCATTCTTCTGTCGGCAGCAGGTGCGGCCATCGGTTCGGGCTTTGGCGGCACGTTGCTGGGCCTGTCAGGCGCGGTCATTGGCCGGGCGGTGGGTGCGACGTTCGGGCGGGTCATCGACCAGCGGCTTTTGGGCATGGGGTCGGATTCGGTCGAGACCGGCCAGGTTGAGCAGTTCCGCCTTGTTGGTGCGACCGATGGAGCAGCCGTGGCCGAGGTGTGGGGGCGAACCCGGGTCGGCGGTCAGGTGATCTGGGCGACACAGTTTCTGGAGACCCAGACGTCAAGCGGCGGAGGGAAGGGGACCTCCTCGTCGACCACGACCAGTTTCAGCTATTCGGTCAGTCTGGCGATCGCCTTGTGCCGGGGAGAAATCCTCGGCGTTGGCCGCATTTGGGCGGATGGGATGGAGATTGCGCCCGACAGCTTGTCGCTGCGGGTCTATGTCGGCTCGGAAGACCAGATGCCGGACCCGAAGATCGAGACGGTGGAGGGGGCGGGGCAGGCAACGGCGTTTCGGGGGATTGCCTATGTGGTGGTCGAGGACCTGGCGCTCGGCCGGTTTGGCAACCGGGTGCCGCAATTCACCTTTGAAGTGGTGCGGCAGGCGCAGGGCAGTCTTGCGGCCCCCATTCTGGACATCGCGGATTCGGTCAAGGCTGTCGCCTTGATCCCGGGGACGGGGGAATATGCGCTGGCGACGACACCTTTGTATTCAACCACCGCGCCGGGCGTCAGCCAGACGGTGAACGTGCACGCGGCCTCGGGCCTCACGGATTTCGCCACGTCCTTTGAGTCTTTGCAGCGCGAGTTGCCGAATGTGGGGGCGGTGTCGTTGGTGGTGTCCTGGTTCGGGTCGGACCTGCGCTGCGGGTCTTGCTCTGTGCGGCCAAAGGTCGAGCCGACTGCACAAGATGCGGTTGGCATGGCCTGGAGCGTTTCGAGTCAGGGCAGGTCTGGGGCGGCGGTAGTCCCCGCGCAAGACGGGCTACCGATTTATGGCGGCACACCGACCGATGCGTCGGTGGTCCAAGCCATTCAGGCGATCAGGGCTGCGGGGAAGGAAGTGACCTTCTATCCGTTCCTGCTGATGGATCAGGTCGCGGGCAACACCTTGCCTGACCCCTGGACCGGTGCTGTCGGGCAACCGGCGCTGCCGTGGCGGGGGCGGATCACCTTGTCGGTTGCACCGGGGTTGGCGGGAACGCCGGACCGAACCGCATCGGCGGGGGCGGAAGTGGCGAGTTTCCTCGGCACCGCCTCGCTGGCGAATTTTGCAATTTCTGGCACCAATGTAATCTATTCCGGCCCGGCCGAGTGGAGCTTCCGCCGGATGATCCTGCACTACGCGCATCTTTGTGCGGCGGCGGGCGGGGTGGATGCCTTCCTGATCGGGTCAGAATTGCGCGGTCTGACGCAGGTGCGCAGTGCCGGGGACGCCTTCCCGATGGTGGCAGCGCTGAAGACCTTGGCGGCAGAGGTCAAATTGGTGCTGCCCGGGGCGAAGATCAGCTACGCGGCGGATTGGTCGGAATATTTCGGCTATCAGATCGGGGGCGATGTCTATTTCCATCTCGATCCGCTCTGGGCCGATTCCCATGTCGATTTCATCGGGATCGACAATTACATGCCCCTTTCCGACTGGCGCGAGGGGACGGCGCATCTCGATGCAGGTTGGGGGTCGATCTACAACATCGACTACTTGAAGGCGAATATCGAGGGCGGGGAGGGGTTCGACTGGTACTACGATGGCCCGGAAGCTGTGACCTACCAAAACCGAAAGCCGATCACCGATGGGGCGTATGGCGAGGATTGGGTCTATCGGTTCAAGGATATTCGGAACTGGTGGACCCAAGGGCATCACGAACGCCTCGGTGGGGTACGGCAGAGCGCTCAGACGGCTTGGGTGCCGCAATCAAAGCCCGTCCGGTTCACCGAATATGGCTGTGCGGCTTTGGACAAGGCGACCAACCAGCCCAATGTGTTCCTGGACCCCAAATCTTCGGAATCGGCCCTGCCACGGGGTTCCAATGGCCAGCGGGACGATTACGTCCAGATGCAGTATTTGCGGGCGATCCATGAATATTGGGGCGATGCCGCGAAGAACCCGACCTCGACACTTTATGCCGGGACGATGATCGACATGGACCGTGCCCATGTCTGGGCCTGGGATGCGCGGCCCTATCCGGAGTTTCCGGGGCGGGCCGATGTCTGGGGCGATGCCGCGAATTATCAGGCCGGGCATTGGCTGAATGGCCGCGCCGCCAATCAGCCATTGCCGCGGGTGATCGCCGAGATTTGCGAGCGGGCTGGTGTGACGCAGATTGATTCGGCGCAAGCTTACGGTGTGGTCCATGGCTATGCACAGGATCGGCTTTCCACCGCACGCGCGGCGCTTCAGGTGCTGTCGCTGGGCTATGGCTTTGATCCGTTGGAGCGTGAAGGCTTGCTGCAGTTCCGCAGCCGGAACGGCACGGCCAAAGCGAGCTATGACCCTGATTTTCTTGTGTTCCGCGGCGCGGATCAAGGCAGTCTGACCACGACGCGGCAAAGCAGCATCGAGCAGTCCGGCCGGGTCCGGGTCAGCTACTTCGAGGCGGACAATGACTTCGACGCCCGCACGGCAGAAGCTGTATTTCCTGACGACAGCGCGACCGTGGTCAGCCAGAACGATCTGCCACTGGTGTTGACCGGGCCAGAGGCGCGGGGCGTGGCAGAGCGTTGGCTTGCCGAGTCTCGGGTGGCGCGCGACATTGCCTCGTTTGCGCTGCCGCGCTCGGCGATGGATTTCGGGGCCGGGGATGTCATTGAAATCAGAGGCGAAAGCTATCGCATCGACCGGGTCGAACAGACAGAGGTGCTCTCAATTGATGCCGTCAGGGTCGAACCCGGCAGTTATGGGCCGGGACCCGACGCCTTGGACAACCCGGTGCGCACCGGGTTTGCGACGCCTTTGCCGGTCTATGGCACTTTCCTCGACTTGCCACTGATCACCGGGGATGAGGTACCGCAAGCGCCGCATGTGGCGGTGACGGCAGACCCCTGGCCAGGGACAGTGGCGGTCTGGTCGGCGCCGGTGGATGA